CAGATTCTGCTTATGCCTTTACATGATGCTATTTATAAATTCCTTGGAACCATCCCTCAGGACGGAACTAAGGACCAAGTAGCCCCTATTATAAGTTTATTAAGGGCTCTTGGAGTATCAAGTATTGAGCACAGTGGAACCAAACGTCTCCAGTCAATGGACCTATCAGCTGCGACAGACCGACTTCCTGTTAAGTTACAAGCTCAAATCTTACAGATAATGGGATTTGATGGTAAGTTATGGATGGAGATTCTCGAAAGAGAATGGTTGTATGAACAAACAACCGTACACTATGAAGTTGGGCAACCTATGGGAGCCTATTCTTCATTTGCATCTTTAGCCTTAACTCATCATGTAATCGTCAGAATCGCTGCTCTCCAAAGTGGAGTAGACCCTAAAAAGTTACTTTACGCTGTTCTTGGGGATGACGGTGCAATGGCCAACAGGAAAGTCGCAAAACAATATAAATTAATATTCAATCTTCTAGGAATGACTATTAATCCTATAAAAGGTTTTGATGGAACGGTACTAGAGTTTGCGAAACAGCTCTGAACACTGAATGGATATAATATTTCACCTTTAGGAGCCAAAAATATTTTACTCTTTATCCGGAACGTTGAATTCTTACCATCTATCTTGTACGAATTGCTTGTAAAGTATTTCCCTTTATTTTTAAAATCTGGTCCTTCTGAACTTGAAATCCTACCTATTGGTTGAGGTAGTGAATTTAAGAGAAGAAGACCCAAATCTTTGGAAAAATCGGGGTATACTAACAAACGAAACTATAAAAGAAGCTCTGGTAATCAGACAGGGTTCCCACTGGTAACAGTGGATTCTTTAACTAGATTGATCTCTTCATTATTTTTCCAAAAACGTATCAAGGTTAACGGTAACTATGTTACTGTAAATCGTGAGAAATTAGAGGGAGATATGAAAGACTGATCTTGGTTAAAGGTTCGTTTAAGAGTTTTAAATGCTATTGGTCCCAGAAGTGGTTTATGATATCTACCAGTGAGTATACACTCATACATTTTTCATGGTTTTATGGACGGTTTTTGACGAGGACAATTTACTACCGCTCTTTCATCCTGGAATTTAACTAAGTTAAGTTCTAAAGATGTATTGATGTGAGTAAAGAACTACGACGAAAAACGTTCACTAATCACAAGATTTGTAAAAGATATATGCGATACATGAAAATTGTTAAAGGAATCATTTTTGATTCCTATAACTTATTTACCTGTATTTTCAGATGAATCGCCTAGATATAATCACCTACTTAGTGCATGGATAGGATACTTAGTGGTATTCAGTCCAGCCTATCCAAATTTGATGAAGAACGTATGAGATTCATTACGTAAATCTGTAATCACAGCATTATTATTGGCACGGATGTGTTTCCTAAACTGTATATATTATTGGTCTAAACATGGGATCCTTATGGAATCCATATTAAGCACTTTAATGATACAATTTATTAT